GACGAGACCCAATGCATCGGCGCGGGCGTTATCGGTCGCAATCTCCCGGTCGACATCCTCGGCGTCGTAGCCATAGGCCGAGATCGCCTCCGAACGGCTAGTGAGGCCCGCCCGGATGGCAAGCTTCATGGCGTTGAACTCCTTCTGCGGATCGACCCACTGCCAGCCCTGGGGAATCCACTTGGCGGCTTGGTACTCACGCCGGCGACGGCTGTAGCCGGAGAGCGTGAGCGAACCTTCGAGCACTGCCTGATCCATCCAGGCCCGCCAGATCGGGCGGCAGATCTGATGCACGATCACGCCGTGCTGGATCACTTCACAGCGACGGCGGAACTCCAGCAGCCCCGCACGGATCGACGAGTAGTTCACTTGCGTCAGGTCGCCCGTCAGCATCTCGTAGGTGATGCCCATGGCGGCCGCCACCGCCCTGAACTGCTGGCGCATGAACTCGGCGTAGGAGGAGCCGACATCGGCCGGTGCCGAGAACTTGATGTCCTCCCCCGGCTCCAGAATTTGCAGGGTGCCCGGTTCGAGTCCGGCCAGTGCCACTCCATTGGGGTCGGCCAGTCCCTCGCCCATCAGGTTGTCTTCGGGGGCCAGGCGCGTGATGAATCCCGCGAACATCGCGGCGGTCTTCTTGCGCACCAGTTCGGCGTCGTCGTACTGGTCGAGTTCGTTGAGCTTCACTAGCGCGCGGGCGAGCCACGGTTCGCCCCGGATCTGGCCAGGACGCAGCGGTCGGAAGAGATGAATCACTTCGGAGGCATCCACACGAACCGTTTCGACGCCACCCGACCCGGACATGGGTGCGAGACCGCCATCGTTCGGGTGCGATCGATAGAGGTGGTAGGCGACGCGCCGTCCCAGCCGGTCGAACTCGATGCCGGCACGGATGACGTTGCCGTTTTGCAACTCCCGGTTCATCGCCAGCGGCAGGTGCTCGGCCTCCAGCACCTGAATTTGGAGCGCCACCGGCAGCCCGTCCTCGGGACGCCGCCAGCGCAGTCGCACAATCGCTTCGCCCCCCTCCAGCATGGCCCGGCAGGCAAGCGACTGCAGCCCGTAGAAATCGGTGAGCCCCGCTGAATCAGCGGCCTCGCACCAGTCCCACCACAAGCGTTGGATGGTTTCGCGTTGGGCCGCGTCTTCCACCATGCTCTGCGGCTTGATGCCGGTACCGATGGTGTTGGCAACGAAGGCCTCGATGCCGGCGGCGGCCCAGGCGTTGCGCCGCACGAGGTCGCGGCTCTTAGCGCGCAACTGCTCCTGCGTGTAAGCGAGTGCCGCCACCGCTCCGGGATTGGCCACCGTCCAGGCGAGTGTGCGCCGGCCGAGGCCTGCGCCATCGTAGGTAGGTGTGCCGCCGAAGACCCGACGTCGAATCGTGCCGAACCAGCCCATCTCAGAACCCCTTCCCGGTCGTCACCCGAATCTGGCGCGGCGCACGCGGATACAGGCCGGTGGCCACGGCATCCTTGTGCATCGCGGCCTCCACCTCGGCGATGGCCTGCTTCAGTTCCTCGACAGTGCGGTACTCAACCGTCTTGTCGCCGAAGGTCACCCGCTTCTCGCCCTTGGACAGCGCGTCACGCAGCGCCTGCAACTGGACTTCGGTGTAAGTCGGCGTACTCATCGATAGACCACAAGACTGATTTCTGGCGTATCGGCCAACGACGCCGAGGACGAGATGCAGACGATCTCCAGTCCTGCCTCGACTTTTCCGTCCGTTGTCCCTCGGGCCGCCGCAAAACGGATGGTTCCCGTCGCGGTATTGCTCCTACCGGTGGCGACCCAGCAGTACTTGGCATCGGGAAACGGCGTCTCGAACTCGATGCGATAGCGGCCAGTTCCCAAGCGGGTCACCGAGGCGACGTTGTAGGCGGCACGAAGCTGGATCACGCCACCCACATAGCCGAAATTCACCCAGGCGCGGGCGAGTCCCGGATGCTCGGGACGGATCAGTCCCTTGATCTCGCTACCGATACGGGTGGCAAGCGCCGACAGTTGCGCGACGAGGCTCATTACTTACACCAGGGCGGCGTTGAAGATCGCCACGAAGTCGGTGGTGGTGTCGCCGATGTCGGTGGCGGCAACTGCGCCGATGTTGTCGCGGGCCTGCTGCTGCTCGGGCACCGTCAGCGTTTGCGCCGCATCGAAGCGCACGCGCTTGTCGATGGCGGCGGTGAGCGCCGCGATACCGGTCTGATCGTTTTGCAGCGCCTGCTGGAGTTCCAACAGGGTGTCGTAGGCCGGGTCGGCACCGCCCAGGATGTCGGCCTTGAGGGCATCGAGCACCGAGACGATCTTCGACGAGGAGTAGGTACTGGTCGTGGCAACCGTCAGGTCGTCGATGGCCACCGCCGTCAGGATGGCGGCCTTCAGTTCGTTGATCGCCGCCACCAGGCTCGACTTGTCGGTGGTGGTCAACGCGGTCAGCGTGCCGGTGCGCCCTTTGACGGTGTTGAATTCCTCGGCGACACGCAGGACGAAGCTGTTGAGTTGGGTTTGCAGACTCATGGTGGGGCTCTCCAGTGGTGGTGTGATCAGTTGAACCAGCGGCTGCGAATCACGCGCCGGCCCGTTCTCGGGGTTCCAGAAACAGCGAGGCCACCGCGTTGGGTGGCCTCAGTGGGTTGCTCGATTTTCGGATCGGGGTCGCCGGGGGGCGAGCCTCCGACCTGTCGTTCCAGTTCGCGCCAGTGCCGCTCCTCGAAGCGGTCGAGGCCGGCGGCACTCGCCGCCGCGCGGGCATACACGTAGCAGTCCAGGGCTTCGTTGCGCTCGCGCATCTTCTGCCATTCGCGCACCGGGTAACCGTTGCGGTCGCGCCGGGTGATCAGCTGCTCGGCGCACAGTTGCTGCAGATACTCCGCATCCACTTTCGGCAGATGGATGAAGCCGGTGGGGTAACGAACCGTGAGCCCATCCTCGGCGACCTCCGGCACCTTCCTCAGGCTGTTGTAGAACTCAAGCTTGGCGATGCCGACTGCTACGGTGAACAGCTTGATGCCCCGGCGCAGCTTCTTGCCGCCCGTCGTGGCGTCCACCGCTGTCGGCGAACCCACCAGAGCCGAGCCCTTGGCCGACCCCTTGACCGCCATCAAGCGAAAATCACGCGCCAGCCGCACGAAGGCATAGGCTTCCTGTGTCGCAAAGCCGGTGTCCAGCGCGAAGCGCGCCAATGGCATCAGCGCGCCTGTTTCGTGCTCCCATTGTTCGCCGAGCATTGAGCCAAGTTGCCGCCACACCTCGTCGCGTGCGGTGTCGCCCATCAACACGCGATGCTCGACGAGCCACGATTCCTTGCCGCGCCCGAAGGCCCAGATGGAGACCTCGATGCGATCCTTCTGCACGTCGGCCCCTCCCACGAGCAGCAAGCCGCCCACAGGCACAGTGCCGATGCGGTAATCCTCACGGCGCTCCAACAGGCGCTGCCAGTCGGGGGCTTCGCCCTCCTCGACCCAGGCCTCGCCCAGTTCGGAGTTCTTGAACGCCTTGATGGTCGCCACCGAACGGCTCTCCGACATGGCGGCCTTCTCCCACGACGCTGCGATCTCGCGCCACTTGCGCCAGGGGCTGTAGAGGCTGGACAGGTGAAACCCTGCGCTCGTTCCAGAACCGAGTGCCATCCATTCCCCAAGTTCCAGCATCCTGGGTTTTTGATGCTCGGCAATCGGTGCTTCACATTCCTCGCAAAGATAGGCGGCGGTCTCCGGCTGCCCGCGCTCCCAGCGCAACCGTTCGAACCTCAACCACTGCCGGTGACCACAATGCGGACACGGCACGAAGTAGCGGCGCTGGTCGGACGCCTCGTATTCCCGCTCGATGATGCTCGCCCCGGAAATGGTGGGCGTGGACACCAGCAGAATCTTGCGCCGCGCAAACGTCCGGGTGCGCGCTTCGGCCAGATGGATCGCATCGCCCTCGCCATCGACGTCCAGCGGATAGGCATCCACTTCGTCGAGGAAGAGATAGCGCACCGGCATCGAGCGCAGGCCCACGGCCGAGTTGGCCCCGGTCATCACCAGCACGCCGCCGCGAAACTCCTTCATCAGCACCGTGTTGCCCGAGTCCCTGCTCCTGGGCGGGGCGATGATGTCCTTCAGTACCGGAGACTCCTCGATGAGGGGATCGATACGGTGCTTGGAGTTCCGCTGGGCCATCTCGGTCGTCGGCCAGACGATCATCATCGGGCCAGGCGCGTGATGGATGGCATAGCCAACCCAGTTGAGGCCCAGTTCCGTGCCGCCCACCTGTGCGCCCTTCATGAGCACCACCCGTTCCACCGGCGATGCCGGGGATAGGCAGTCCATGATTTCGCGCAGGTAGGGCGTGCGCGCATTGCGCCAGCGACCGGGCTCGGCCGATTCCTTGGTCGAGAGCATCCGGTAACGCTCGGCCCATTCGGATACGGTCAGGCGAGGATCGGGCCGCAGCCCTTCGCGCCAGGCACGTTCGATCTCAAGCGCCCCTTCGTAGTCGTCCGCCGTCATCCGTCCACCTTCGGCACAAACTCACCCAGTTCCTCCAGATGCACACGGACAGCGACGTCGAGCGCCACGAACAGGGTGTGCTCGTCGATTCCCAGTTCCGCCGCGAGGATCGGTGTGATGCGATTCGGCCAGTTGATCCACGCCTCCCGTTCGGCCCGCGCCAGCTTGAATACGTGGGCGATGGCTTGTGCCCGGTCGACCAGTTCCCCTTTGAGCTGCGCCAGGCGCACCTTGTTGGTCTGCGCCTTGACCACCTCGTTGACCGTGCGAGCCTGCAGTAGCGAAGCACCGCCCGTCGAAAGTGCCGGCGCTGCCGCCTCCGTCTCCTGGGGTCGAGCGCGGGGCGGTTCGACAGCAGCAGGCGCGGCCTTGACCGGGGCAGCTTTCCGGGCGGGAACGGTGTTCTGTACCCACTCCTGATCGGCCCGGTTCGGCTCGATCGTGCCATCGGCCTCGGGCGTGATGCGCCCGCTATCGATCGCCTTCTTGACCGCCACGTGAGAGACGCCGCGATGCCGGGCGTAAGCGCGTATCGACAGACCCATGATCTACATCAAGCCCATCGCAGAGGTTCTCCAACGTCGCGATTCAGAGCTTGGCTTTCCTCCACAGAAGCGC